TGAAAACCAAAGTCACGCCGTTCATTCTGGATTACAGGCACACGGCGAAGGGTCTGTCAATCATAAGTTGACCAAAGATATGGTTGAAGAAATCCGTAGTTTATATGTCCCGAATAAGCGGGGCTGTGGTTGTAAAAGTTTAGCGAAGCGGTATGGTGTGAACGCTGGTACAATTTATAACATTGTAACAAATAAATATTGGCGGTGGATTTAATGTTGGTTAGCGAAGCGGCTAAGTTGCTAAATATGTCTACTCAAACTTTACGGTTGGCATTACAACAGAACAAATTCAGTTTTGGGGTAGCCGTGAAGACTTCAGAAAAGCGTTGGACTTACTACATTAACCCAACAAGACTAACGATGTACTTAGAAGGGAGCGATTATGAAAAGGAACTTGCTTATCGTTCTGATGCTCATTCTGTTACTGAGTGGGTGCAGTGATGTTGACGAGGAAGTAATTGTGGAGAACGAACAGCAAAGTGCTGTAATCGTAATCCCAGAAGATGTGGACTTCGTTGATGCTGAAAAGGAATATGTCGAAGACGAATATGTAGAAGTTGAAACGAGAACTTTTCGTGTAACCGCTTACTGTTCTTGTGAGAAGTGCTGTGGTAAGTGGGCGTTGAATCGTCCGCTTGATGAATACGGCAATCCTATTGTTCGCGGAGCATCTGGTGAGGTGCTGATACCACTGGTTAGCTGCGCCAGCCCAATGGCATTTGGAACACAAGTTGACTTGGGTGAGTATGGTGTGGTTCGTGTGGTAGACAGAACTGCACAGTGGATTGTTGACAAGTACGGTGAAGACATTATCGACATTTACTTTGACAATCACGAAGAAGCACTTGTATTTGGTGTTAAATACTTAGAGGGAGTGATTTTAAGTGAATATGTTAAGTGACCACCCAGATATTGTGTGGGCAGAGAGAACTGGTTATCCAAAGTGGGGTCAACCAGAAGTATTTGAATGTGACCGATGTGGCGATGAACTGGATAGTTGGGAAGATGTTTATTCTAACTCCGAACACGAGTGTCTGTGTGAACATTGCTTGTTGGTGCTACATAGAAAATGGTGGTGAATAGGTGGTAATTCAAGTTGATACTCGTGAGCAGAAGTATGACCACATTATAAATTACTTCAATGCACACGGAATTAAACACATTCGTAGCAAATGTGTGGTCGGGGACTATGTAAACTTGGAAAACCCAATGGTTGTCATTGACCGCAAAAAAGACTTGCAAGAGGTCGCTGGCAATGTGTGTCAGCAACACGATAGATTCGTGCGAGAATTAGAGTTAGCCAAAGAACTTGGTTATAAGATGATTGTTCTGATTGAAGAACCAAACATCAAGTCGCTTGGTGAAGTACCAGGTTGGTACAACTGGCGAAGAAAGAAGAACCCCAAGGCAATCAACGGCAAGACTCTTTACAAGATTATGACCACGATGCAAGAGAAGTACGATGTAAATTGGTTGTTTACCACCAAAGCAAAATGTGGTGAACGAATATTGGAGTTGCTGAAATGAGATTTAGTTATAGTAACATTTCAACCTATGGTCAGTGTCCGTTTCGTTGGTATCTTCAGTATAAAGAACGATTAAAGACGATACCAGAAACTAACGCAGACAACGCACTTTGGCTCGGTCTTGGACTTCACAAAGGTATTGAGTGCGGTGTTGAAGCTGGGATTGCTGAGTACAAGTCGCATTTTAACATCATCACCGATGACCACATCAACTACATAATGCAGTTGGAATATCAAATCCCACGGGTAATAGAACTCCTACCAGAAGGTGGAGAACACGAGTTGGAAATCAAAACCGATGAGTTTGTGGGCTACATCGACTATGTTCACGGTGATACACTGTATGACTTCAAGTTTTCCAATAATGTGGACAACTACTTAAATAGTCCTCAGCTGTCAATCTACAAGCACTTTTTGGAACTCGTTCGACCAGACATCAAAATCAATCATCTTAAATACATATTTGTACCGAAAGTACAAATTCGCCAGAAGCTAAAGGCAAACCCACCCGAAACATTATGGGAGTTTAGGGAGAGGTTACAAGAACACCTTGACGCATCTGAAATTAAGGTGGTTGAAGTTGAGTATGACAGCGCAAGCATAACACAGTTTTTGGCTTGCTGTCAACACTTAAAAACTGTCAATGAGTTCCCCAAGAATCCAACACGCCTGTGTAATTGGTGTGCGTATAAGGAATATTGTGAATCCGATGGTCAAGTAGACTGGATGATTATAAATGATTAAAGGGGAGGATTTGTATGTTTAAGAAAGTATGGGTTTACGGTGCGCCGTTCTCTGGTAAAACCACTTTCGCCACTGGTGCAGCTGACCATTATGTTCTGTCTACGGACGGTAATGCTCAGTATGTAACAGACAACTACAAGCTGATTACGGACGAGGTGACTGTTAATGGTCGCATCACCACTCGTAAGTTAGCTTGGGAAGTGCTGAAGGAAGAACTGGATAAGCTGGAAGCGGGTACTAAGTACAAGACGATTATCATTGACCTGGTAGAAGATACCTATGAGATGGCTCGACTGTATATGTACAAGAAGCTGGGTATCACGCACGAAAGCGATGACTCTTTCCGCGCCTGGGACAAAACCAGAGTGGAATATCTCTCTACGATTCGCCGTTTGATGAATCTGCCTTATGATATCATTCTGCTGTCCCACGAGGATACAAGCAAGGATATCACTAAGAAGAGTGGTGAGAACATCACTGCAATCAAGCCGAACATTACCGACAAGGTCGCTAACAAGATTGCTGGTATGGTGGCACTGGTTGGTAGAGCAGTGTGTGATAACGGACAGTATACCTTACAAGTAAAGACTGACGAGGTTACATTCGGCGGTGGTCGCTTAGGTATCAACAATGTAGTTGTTCCTCTCGCTTGGGGCGAGGTTGTTAATTTATTTGAAAAGAAAGACGGAGGTAAAAAGTAATGGGTGAAAATATGTTTGCACGATTCCAAGAGATGTTCGGTGATGTTGCAAAGGATGTTGCCGAAGCCGCGTCCAGCAATGTGGAGCGCAAGGAAGTTCCTTTTGGTGACTACGAGGTAAAGATTACCAAGCTGGAACTGGGTGAGTGTACTTTTGATGGTGACTATAAGGGTATGCCAGAAGCCCACATCTGGTTCAGAATCATCGGCACTGGTGAGTATGCGGGTCAGATGCTGTTTATGAACAAGCGTCTGATTTCCTTAAAGAACCCCAGTGCGAACGGTTTCATTATCCACCGCTTTAACGAGTTCCTTGAATCTCTGGAAAGTGGTATCCCTGTGGTAATGGAGAACTGGGAGCAGTATGCAGAGTTAATCAAGTCCATCTTTAATGAGATTGATGGTCGCGGTGAGTACCAGTTATCTTACTTCGATAACAAGGGCTTCAAGGATTATCAGATTGTAAAGCGTTTCCAGTAAGAGATTGAGGGAGGGGTGTTAATCACCTCTCCCAACAATAAAAGGAGGGTTGATTGTGTTATTTTTCGACTTTGAAACATTTAAGTACGATTGGTTGGTTGTGGCAATCGACCCTATTGAGAAGAAAGAGTTTGTTATCGTCAATGACAGGGCGAAGCTGGAACAGCTCTATAAGCAGTATAAACACGATATTTGGGTTGGTTACAACTGCCGTAACTATGACCAGTATATATTGAAGGGAATTATCCTTGGGTTTGACCCAAAAAGAATTAACGATTGGATTATTGTGAAAGGTCGTAAGGGCTGGGAATTTTCCAGTATGTTCAACAAGATTAACATTAACCTTTACGATGTAATGCCAGCAATTCCCGTTAGTCTGAAGGTTTTGGAGGGCTTCCAAGGATATTCCATCCACGAAAGTTCAGTCCCGTTCGATATCGAAAGACGCTTGACCGAACAAGAGTTGCAAGAAACTATTGAATACTGTCGATTCGATGTACTGAATACCATTGAGGTGTTCTTGAAGCGGAAGAACGAGTTCGATAGTCAAATGCAGTTGGTGAAGACCTTCAATATGCCGCTGTCCTACCTCGGTAAGACACAGGCACAGCTTGCGGCAATCATCCTTGGTGCTAAGAAAAAGACCTTGAAAGACGAGTGGAACATTAGACTTCCCCACACGGCTCAACTTGGTCGATACAAAGCGGTTGGTGAATGGTTCTTGGATAAGTCCAACCACTGCTATGATTGTAAGCTTGACACCGAGATTTGCGGTCTAACCCACACGATTGCTTGGGGTGGTATTCACGCTGGTAAGAAGAAATACAATTACAAGTGTAAGCCACACGAAGTAATTTTGGATATTGATGTTGACCAGCTTTACCCCACATTGATGATTGTATATGGTTTGTTGTCCAGAGCAGTGGAAGAGCCAGAGCGATTCAAGAATGTGTTGGAAACCAGCTTGCGGTTGAAAAAGGAAGGTAAGAAGAAAGAGCGTGAGCCTTACAAGCGCATCTGTAACATTACTTACGGAGCAGAGGGCGATATGTTCAATCCTATGTATGACCCGCTCCATCGTAACTTGGTGTGTGTTTTCGGGCAAATTCTTATCATCGACTTGTTGGAAAAGATTGAGGACTTAATCGAGCTGCTTCAATCCAATACGGATGGTATCTTCATTAAGTTAAACCGCTCTGATGTTCCAGAGTTGAAGCGCAGAGTTGAAGAATGGGAGAAGCGCACTGGTCTTAAGATGAGCTATGACGAGTTCAATGCTATGTACGCCAAGGATGTGAACAACTACATTGCTGTTCGACCAGATGGCAGTTATCACTCCAAGGGTGCTTATGTTAAAGAACTCAGCGACTTGGATTATGACCTTCCTATTGTGAACGAAGCGGTTAAGAACTACATAGTTTACGGTTACCGAGTAGAGGACACTATCTTTGCGTGTCGAGAACTCAGAAAATTCCAAAAAATCGTAAAGCTATCGAATAAATACAAGTGGGTGGAACACGAAAATGGACAAGGAACTGTTAAATACGATAATAAGGCTTATCGGGTGTTTGCTTCTTTGGATGATTCTGATGGGCGGTTATTAAAGTGCGATGGTGTTCGTAACCCAGCAAAGTTTGGTAACACACCAGATAAATGTTTTATATACAATGATGATTTGAATGGAGTACCTATTCCAAAGAAGTTGGATTATAGTTGGTACATTTCGTTAGCCAGAAAAAGGCTGGAGGATTTTGGTATATGTTAAAGGTTGAATTGGTTAAATATCCTGGTGAAGAAGACTGGATGTTTGCTAAAGAGTGTACTTTAGAGACAGTTGGTAAAACTGCGATTACCCCACCAGATATTGCGTGGAAGAAGCGCATCTTAGAAGCAAGACATTCTCCTATTAGAGAACTTCGGTTTGCTTTCCGACTGGTCGATGTTCCTTACTGGGTTAGTACCCATTTGGTGCGACACATTCACGCCCAACCTTATGTGAGAACTCAGCGGAATGACCGTCAAAGCAATTATGACCGCAACAAAGCTCCACAGGATGCTCCTGTCAATATGATGTGGACGATGGGTGCAGAAGAGTTGATGATTATTGCCAACAAGCGGTTATGCAAGACTGCTGCCGAGGAAACGAGAGCTGTGGTCAAAGAAATGTGTCGCTTGGTGGAAGAAAAGTGTCCAGAATTTGTCGGATTACTCGTTCCAATGTGCGCTTGGCAAGGTGGCGTGTGTCACGAAATGTTTCCGTGTAACAAAGAATAACCGAAAGGATTGAATGGCATTGAGTTTATATAAAGGGTATGTTCCTACGAGTGGCAAGAAGTCTACAATGCCATTTAAGGATAAAACGAGTGACGAGTTGCTGACTCTGGAAGAAGCACAGAAGTTCAGCGAGTATGCTGGCATCTTGGCAGATAATACGGTATTGGTAGACATTGATGATGGTGAACAGGCTAACATCCTGTTAAACATCGTCAAGTCCAAGGGGTTGAAGTGTAAGGTGCTTGCCACATCTCGTGGCGCACACTTCCTCTTCAAGACCTCTCGCCCTATGCAAAACCGCACCCACTGCAAGTTGG